AAAGAAATGAAGCAAGTAGTTAAAAAATGGTCGGCTTCAGAGGAAGGACCTGCAAAAGATAAATTAAAAGATAGATTAAAAGAATTAAATAAGATAAAGAAAGAATTAGAATCTTTATTAGAATCAAAAAAATAAGTTATGGGTATTTTAACAAAATTATTTTCAAGTGGAGCAGCTGATTTAGTAAAGGGTGTAGGTAATGTTATAGATAGTTTACATACATCAAAGGAAGAAAAATTAGCAGCAGAGTTAAAAATTAAAGCTTTAATAACAGAGCATGAAGCTAAAATGGAGCAAAATATTACTGATAGATGGTCGGCTGATATGAAGTCAGACAGTTGGTTAAGTAAAAATGTAAGACCATTAGTATTAATTTTTCTAGTAGTTTCTACTGTTCTTATGATATTCATTGATGCTGGAACTATTCAGTTTACAGTTGAAGAAAAATGGACAGACTTATTACAGTTAGTATTAATAACAGTAATTGGTGCTTACTTCGGAGGAAGATCAATAGAGAAAGTTAAAAGAAAGTAATATTAAATTATTCTTTACTAAACCAATATGAGCGGGGATTTAAAAAAAATAATACGACAGGAGTATCTTAAATGTGCTAAGGATCCAGCACACTTTATGAAAAAATATTGCAATATTCAACACCCACAAAGGGGTAGAATACTGTTTAATTTATTTCCATTTCAAGAAAAGGTATTGCATTTAATGCAAGAAAATCCTTACTCAATAATTCTTAAATCAAGACAATTAGGTATATCAACATTATCAGCTGGTTATTCTCTATGGTTAATGATTTTCCATAAAGATAAAAACATACTATGTATTGCGACAAAACAGGATACAGCTAAAAACATGGTTACGAAAGTAAAATTCATGTATGAAAATTTACCTTCATGGCTTAAAATACCAGCTGATGAAAACAATAAATTATCACTTAGGTTAAATAATGGTTCACAGATTAAAGCAACATCTGCAAGTAGTGATGCTGGTAGATCAGAAGCAGTTTCATTATTATTAATTGATGAGGCAGCATTTATTGATCAAATTGGTGAAATATGGGCTTCAGCTCAACAAACATTAGCAACTGGTGGTGGTGCTATAGTATTATCTACACCTTATGGTACTGGTAATTGGTTCCATAAAACATGGGTATCAGCTGAAAATAACGAAAATGATTTTCTTCCAATTAAATTACCTTGGTGGGTACACCCTGAACGGGATGAAACTTGGAGAAAAAGACAAGATGAATTATTAGGTGATCCTAGAATGGCAGCACAAGAATGTGATTGTGATTTTAGTACTTCTGGTGATACAGTATTCCACTCAGAGTGGATTGATTTCATATCCCAAACAACAATCCAAGACCCAGTAGAACGTAGAGGTGTTGATCAAAATTTATGGATTTGGGAACCAGCTGATTATTCTAGAGAATACATGATTACAGCTGATGTAGCTAGAGGTGATGGTAAAGATTTTTCGGCATGTCATGTGATGGATGTTTTAACTAATACTCAAGTAGCAGAATATAAAGGACAAATGCCCCCTAAAGAATTTGGATATTTTTTAACAGGTTTAGCTACAGAATATAATAATGCAATGTTAGTAGTTGAAAACGCTAACATTGGGTGGGCTACATTAGATGCAATAATTGAAAGAGGATACAGAAACTTATATCAATCACCAAAATCAGATCAACGTACGGCAGAATCATACCTTCGACAATATGAAGGTAATAGTGAAATGGTGCCTGGATTTACAATGTCAATGAGAACACGACCTCTTTGTATTAATAAAATGAGAGAATTTATTGGTGATAAATCAGTAACAATTCGCTCAAAACGATTAATAGAAGAAATGAAAGTATTTATTTGGCGAAATGGTAGACCAGAAGCCCAAGGAGGCTACAATGATGACTTGGTTATGTCATTTGGGATTGGTATGTTCCTGAGAGATACGTCGTTGAAATTTCAACAACAAAGTTTAGATATGGCTAGAGCAACTTTAGGATCAGTAAAAACAACAACCTCTAATTGGAGTGGTGGTTACTCTGGGAATAAAGTTGACAACCCATATGGTATGGAGATTGGTGGGAAGAACGAAAGCATTAAATGGCTTTTATAATATATTTATAATAAAATTAAAAAATGGCAGATAAAGGTTTATTTTCAAGACTACAACGATTATTCTCTACGGATGTAATTATCCGTAATACAGGAGGCAATCAACTTAAAGTATTTGATGTTAATCAAATTCAACAAAGCGGAGAATATGAGACTAATGCTTTAGTAGATAGGTTTAATAGAATATATTCAAATTCAAGTACCTCACTATATGGTCAACAAGCTAATTTTAACTATCAATATCTAAGACCTTCATTATATTCCGATTATGATGCTATGGATACAGATGCTATAATTGCATCTGCATTAGATATTGTAGCGGATGAAAGTACTCTTAAAAATGATATGGGTGAAGTATTATCCATAAAATCACCTGATGAAGATATTCAAAAAATACTATATAATTTATTTTATGATGTATTAAACATAGAATTTAATTTATGGCCTTGGATTCGTAATATGTGTAAATATGGTGATTTTTTCCTTAAATTAGAAATTGCTGAAGATTTTGGAATTTACAATGTAATCCCTTACACAGCATTCCACATCCAAAGATTAGAAGGAGATAAAGATAATCCTACAGAAGTTAAATATCAATTCGATCCTGAAGGTGTAGATGCTTCTGATTATGGGTATTACAATGTTCCTAACCAGGATAATGGTAGAAGTATTATATTTGATAATTATGAAATGGCCCATTTCCGTTTATTAACAGATATGAATTTCTTACCTTATGGTAGATCATATATTGAACCAGCTCGTAAGTTATTTAAACAATATACTTTAATGGAAGATGCTATGTTAATCCATAGAATTGTTCGTGCCCCTGAAAAACGTGTTTTTTATATGAATGTTGGATCTATTCCCCCAAATGAGGTAGATGCATTTATGGAAAAAACAGTTTCTAAAATGAAACGTACCCCGTATGTAAATCAAGAAACAGGTGAATATAACCTAAAATATAACATGCAAAACTCAATGGAGGATTTCTTCATCCCCGTTAGAGGTAATGATGCAAGCACTAAAATTGAAAGTGCAAATGGTTTACAGTGGGATGGTATTGCCGATGTTGAATATTTAAGAGATAAATTATTTGCCGCCCTTAAAGTGCCAAAAGCATTTATGGGTTATGATGAAAATACCGATGGAAAGGCAACACTAGCCGCTCAAGACATTCGTTTTGCCCGCACAATTGAACGTATACAACGCATTATAACATCAGAGTTATATAAGATAGCATTAGTTCATTTATATACACAAGGATACAGAGATGAACAATTAGCTAATTTTGAAATATCATTAACAAACCCTTCTATTATATATGACCAGGAGAGAGTAGCATTAATGAAAGAAAAAATGGATTTAGCTGCCCAAATGGTTGAAACTAATATGTTCCCAACTGATTTTGTTTATGACCATTTATTCCACCTAAGTGAGGACCAATATGATGACTATAGAGATCTAATTAGAGAAGATGCTAAACGTAAATTTAGATTATCTCAAATTGAAGCTGAAGGTAATGACCCCGTGGAATCAGGTAAATCATATGGTACACCTCATGACTTAGCTTCACTATATGGAACTGGAAGAATGGATTCAGATCCAGCAAATGTTCCAAAAGGATATGATAAAGATAAAGCTGAAGTTGGTCGACCTGAAGAAAAAGTATCTAACAGAAATACCCAAGAAGATAATTTTGGTAAAGATAGATTAGGCAGAGAGGGTATGAAAAAAGATTACAACGATAATAGTAAACTTAAAGAAAACACTCACTTTTTAGCACATCAAAATATGTTAAAAAATATTTCTTTACCTCTTTCAAACAAAAAAGAAATGATTTTTGAAGAGGATAAAAAAGGAGATTCGCTTTTAGATGAATCAAATATCAAAGAATAATAATTTTATTATATTTATAAATAAATAAGTATTGATGTATATAAAACACTCAAAATTTAAAAATACAGGTATCCTATTTGAAGTGCTAGTGCGTAAAATTACCGCTGACACGCTATCAGGAAGTGACTCCGCAGCTATTAATATTTTAAAAAAACATTTTGTTAATACTGAACTCGGTAAAGAATTTAAACTGTATGAGGCTGTATTTAAGTCTAAGAATATTAACGATTCAAAAGCTAATGTTATTCTAAACACCGTAGTTGAGTCTTCAAAAAAACTTAACCGTACTAGATTAAGAAAAGAAAAATATAACTTAATTAAAGAGCTTAAAGAACATTACAATGTAGAAGATTTATTCCAAACAAAACTACATGATTATAAAGCCCAAGCTGCTTTGTATGTTTTATTTGAGTCGTATAATAAAGAAACAGGCACAGACCCTAATCAAATTATTGATAATAAAGTAACATTGTTAGAACATTTAACTGCAACCTCTATTAAAAGAGATGATGTTAAAGAAAATGTTATTGAAGAATTTAAATCATATGACAAGGATCTTAGAACTCTAACATATCAAATTATGCTAGAAAAGTTCAATGATAAATACTCAGATTTAAATTCTAGACAAAAATATATTCTAAAAGAATTTATTGAGTCTGTAGATTCTACCCCAGCTTTAAAATCATTTTATAATTCCGA